ATGAAACTCAACAAGTCTAATGTTGATGCTATTGTATTGACTGAAAAAGGGCAAGCCATCTATCGCGACTCAGACCTAATTGGTTTTGCAGTCCGCGCCACAACAAAAAGCAAATCATATATTGTTGAACGTAGACATGAAGGCAAGCTCTTTAGAGTTACGCTCGGGAAAACAAATGAAATAACACCGCTCGAAGCTAGAAAAAGGGCTCAAACTGTTTTAGCGGAAATTGCCAATGGTGTTTTTGAAAAAAAGAAAGATACCTTAAACAACGAAATGACCATAAGTCAGGCTTTCGACATGTACCTAAAGCAAAGAAAGCTAAAGCCGCTTTCCGTGAATACTTACAATCACTGCATCAACACATTCCTTTCAGACTGGAAAGAACGACCTATATTTGAAATCAACAAAAAAGATGTATTTGACCGGTTTATTAAACTGACCGAATATAGCCCCACTCAAGCCAACCTTACTTTAAAAATGTTCGGGTCTATCTGGCGCTTCGCTCAAATCCATTGCTCAACTGATGAAAATCCAATTCTTAAACAAAACCCGGTTGATGTGATTCCTGCAAAGCGTGGATGGAATAGGGCTAAAGCAAGAACGAGGCACTTAGATGAAACAAACATTCATACCTATTATAATGCGGTCTTAAATTACTATACCGAACGATCTTTGTATGAGGATGCAAGTAAGAATGCCACAAGGGATCTGGTCTTATTCATCATGTACACAGGCTGCCGACGCAACGAAGCTCAAACATTGAAATGGGAAAATGTGGACATAGAGAAAGGGTTATTTGTTTTTAAAGATCCTAAAAATGGGGATGACCACTTACTACCGATGGGTGATCATCTTTTTGAAATCATTAAACAGCGCTATGAATTAAAAAATAATGAGTACGTTTTTCCGGGTTCGAGCATGATTTCCAAAGCTAAACATATATCTGGTGCGCATGGTTTGCTTAAAACACTTGCGGAACAGACAGGTGTTGCTATCTCACTACATGACTTACGAAGAACATTCGCCACTATTTGCAATAATCTTGATTATGGACCATACACCATTAAGCGCCTACTTAATCATAGGTCGGGCGCAAAAAATGATGTAACTGGTGGTTATGTTCAGGTATCAATTAAAAAATTACGGCTTGCAATGAATGATATCGAAGCTGTTTATCAGGGTAGGCTCAATTGCTTCGACTAAGAAGCAAGTTGAGCTGTATTCATTACTGTTTGCTTCTGCTGAAACCTGAGCACATCTGCTTTCTTATATGCAACGCTGCGACCCACTTTTGAGTAAGGAATTCCACCGCCGGTGCAGCGCAGCCTTTGAAGTGTATGTGTTGAACATGCTAAGTAAATCGCAACATCTTCTTGAGGGAAAAGTTGTTGCTCTGGTGCAGTTAGAAACCGATTCAAACGATCATCTTTATCTTGTTGAGTCATTTCCTCTAATCTAATTTTCACATCAACCTCCTTCAGCTTCTTCTACAACACTCACAGAATCCGACTTTCTTATAAATGCTGTCATCAAAAACAGAATCACAAAATAAACATCTGATATATCGTTGATATTCATTTGAAGTGAATAGCCTTCACTAGCATAGATTTCAACATAGGGCTTTTTTTCACTCATCCCCATCTCCTTGCGCTTCAACCATCGCTTTACAATGTGTCGCTGCTTTTTCGGCTTCTTCTTTGGAATCGAATAATTCCCAATTTATATTGTCAGCATCTTCATAAACATTGGTAGCAAAAACTGGATTGCTATTTATAACAACATATTCTTTACGCTGAACTTCAAGCACTTCACCGTTATCTAGATCTTCTAAATAACCGTCTATGCTATCTTTTTCATACCAGACGTATTCGCCTTCATCTAAATACCAATTTTCGATATCGTCTTTTTTTATAACAACATACTCTCCATCACTTACACCCAGAAGTTTCTCATGCAAGTCGCTATTAATTTTTAATTGCTCGAGAAGTGCTGCATTTGTACCAGAATAAGCTGTTTTAAGTTCCTCGTTTTCAGCTTTAAGTGAGTCGATTTCGACTTGTTTTGATTCGGCGCATCGTAGCCAAGCAGACCACATTTTTCTCACTTCAATCAAAAGATTGATTTCGCTTTTATTGGCGCTTTGCTTTAAATTGCCAAAATCAAATGTATTTAATTCTGCTGAGAAAATAATTCCATTTTCACGCACGCGATATTTTTCACAAAATTCGTTATGTTCTTTCTCTAAATCAACCATCACGCCACCTCACTTTCTTCACGAATTTCACGAGCAAAGAGCGCACAAGCATCATCTTCGCCAAACCCAATATCGATTAAGAAAAATCCATGCGGTGCGATTGGTTCCCACTTTGTAATATCAGACGCATCCATCATTATTTCCCAATCATCTTGCGAAACACTTGCTTCCATCCAGATCGTCACGGTTTCGATATTGAAATGTTGCTTAAGCTGATCCCATTCCTCTTTAGTGAAATAGTCTGATTCTCCGCTCATTGCATTGATATATGCGCAATATTCAGGATGAATCCATTGGCCCATGTCATCGCGGACAATTTCAGCAGGCTTTAATTGATTAATTTCCATCACGCCACCATCCTATAAATTCGTCTAACTTCAGTATTGAGATCGTCCATAAACTTGCGACCATCTCTAAACCACAACTTAAGCATTAACTGGTAACGCTCTTGCGCTTCTTTATTCATCTCACCCTTGTGACTTATAAAGAGTGATTTTTGATTCTTACGGCTTAATTGAAGGCCTTTGCTTGTGCCCTTAACTGCAAATCCAACATTGCAGTTAAAGACAAGGAATTTATCTAAGAGCTGTTCTGGTAGGATCATCACGGCAGATCCTCAATAAATGCTGGCTGAAATTTATTTATCTGTGCGCGACGTTTTTTAACTTCATCCATTAATGCTTTTTGAATAAGTTGATCACGTCCAGAGACTTCTAATTCCAAAGCATCTAACTCAGTTAAATCGGAAGCGTTTTGAATGCGCACCAATAAGGATGGAGGCTCTTTAATTTCTGGCTGAGGTAATTCAGAAAGTCGACGACTTACTGCAGCGTGAAGTGGGGCGGTCTGCTCCTGTGTCCAGCCTTTTGTGTGCTGAAATACCGCATTTGCTTCTGCTGGCGTTTGCGCTTTAGATGCCTGATCAATTAGGGCATTTAAAGTTTCCTGATGCTCCCAATATTGTTCTACTTGCTGACCTACGCCCAATTTATCTTCAATGATCTTAATAGGGCCTTGTTCAATAATAGTGATACCTGTGCCTGTATTTTCTTGATCTACTTTCTCAAGCGTTTCATTTATCTCATCATCAATGGCTGTGATTTTAACCTCAGATTCTTTTTTCCTTTTAGTCTTTTTAGGCTCATTGCCAAGACGTGTAACACTGATATCGCCATCTAATTCATGGCCAAGTGCTTTTGATATAGCTTTTAATTGAAGCTTGGCATTTTCAGCATCTTGTTGAACAAAACCACTATTAATAGATTCAACAAGCGCAGCAGTTTTGAAGTTCATGACATAGATTGATGGAGCATATGTGCAGATAACATAAACCTCTTGGCCATCTTGATATTCATCAAGCTTGAGAGGCTTAGTAAATGAGATACCAGCCAGTTCCATCATTTCCAATTTGATGCAGAATTCATAATGCGGCATCGCAAAGACGGTTGCTGGCATTTGATCAAGTGGGCTGAATTCTTTATCACCAGGTAAAGTTCCGTCACCGGCATAGCGACAAAGCACAGTTTTGCCAGTTTGAAGGGCATTAAAGGCTTCCTGAGCGTTTAAAATAGAAGTCATTTTCTTATCCTTTTAATAATGCTTTTTTTAGATACGGATCTAGGTCATCTTGTTTCAACAGCCAAGTAACGTAATCCGCTGGAATGTCTTTAATCGCTGTACCTTTATGCTTGCCGAAAGTAATGTGAGTCGGTATACGTGCTTGCTCAGAAAACATATAAAGCGACTGCATGTCTTTAATACCAAGCACTTTGCAAATATTCTTAAGAACAACTGCTGTGAGCAAAATATCTTGTTTGGCATTGTGCGCATTATGAATGCTTTGTTTGGCTTTCTCGGATCCGCCTGTGAGCATGTAAATCAAAGCTGAAATGTTATGCGCTTCATCTGGCCAGACCATTCGTGATAGTGCGAGTGTACAAATAGCTTTAGCCGTAAAGTTAGGATCTGATTTACGAATGGCTTCAATGTCATAATCAATGTTGTGGCCAATGATGTATTCGCACTCTGGTGCGCGGAATGTTTCATAGCTCGGCTTACCTGCAATATCACTTTCAAGAATGTGATGAACGGCCATCGCGCCGTAAGCAATCGGTTCAGGACAAGAATAATACTCGTCATAAACCGCGTCTTTATCGACAGCCAAAAGACCATCGATAAACGAGCAGGGAACATAGGCGATCTCAATCGGATAGCCTTTCATGTCATGAGTTTCAGTGTCTAAAATGATTGCGCTCATGCATGCATTCCTTGTTTTGCCAAATCATCAATATCTTTTTGAACTGCGGTTAATTTAGACACTTCAATCTGCATGAGTGAATCGATACCCAAATGTTCACACACGGTTTTAGTATCAAGCCCGCGTTCAGAAATGAAGTCTTGAAGTTGGTCGCGTTGTTGATCTGAAATGCCTGAAAACTCAGGTGGTGAAATCCACTTGCCACTTTCAATATTGAAAGTACATTTCATCTTTTCAGCTTGAGCTTTCAAAGCTTGTCTCATGCTTTGGTAATACATGTGTTCTTTATCAAGAGATTCAGTTAATTGATTAAGATCACTTGCATATTCAGCTTCTGAACAGCTTTGTTTCCAATTTTCCAAATCCTCAACGGCTTTTGCTGTGGCTAATTGAGATGGTGTAAGGGTATTGATATGAGCTTTGGCTTGGGCAATAAGATCAGCCAAAAATGAAGGATTGGTTTTTAAGTCTGGCACCCAAACTTCACCAGTTTCGCCACCAAGCGCACCCGCATTTTTAGCATGATGTGTGTTGGTTGGATTAAAACTTATGACTCGGGCTGATTGACCTTCTTGCGTTCTAACAGTAGTTAAATACCCCATAACATCAGCAATTCGGTACAACTCATTTCTGTTTTTACCGCCAAGATCTGGACGGTGAATAATTTGATCACCGCTTTCACTTTCAACAGCATGAGCAATAAATACAACATCCTTACCCATTGCGATTAACATATGCACATAACTTTTGAAAATATTATTCGCCGAACCTTGAGCTTTTAATTTAAGCGTACCGTCTTTCTGGCGATTTTCGGAAATTGTCAATAAATGGGATTTAATGCATTCCAACATTGCACCAACTGTATCAATCACAACTGTATTGAAAGGCGCAAGATCGTTTGGGGTTAAGTTGGCAATATCGGTCCATTTTTGAACAGGAACCACTGCACCGCGGCGAAGCTCGCCAGTTCGATGTGCACCTTTGTCAAAGTCGAATGAAATTGCTTTGTCACCAGTAAAACCAATAGAAGTTTTACCAAGACCTGGATCGGCATACAAATAAGTGATGATTGCGCTGACTTGTAACGACTGGTCTGCTGTAATAATAGGTAGAGCCATTTGATAACCCCTTAATTATATTTAGCATTGTTATAAGCAATGCGTTGGTTTGCTGAATAACGGTCACGTCTAAAACATGGATCGCCAAACATGATTGCAACTGCTTTTTTGTGCTGAAAACCTACTTCATGTCGCAAATTACGCATGATCCATGGTTTGGCTTGAAGCGTGTCAGGGCTTACAGATGTTCCTCCGTTTTCACCTTCGATACGAACATCTTTGAACTGATAATCAGTTGAAAAAACTTGAGGACCAAGGCGAACGTGATAACGACCGTTGTCATCGCGAGTGATGAATTCGCGGAAAGTGGTGGAGTATTGTTTTTGCATTAGACAGCCTCCCCGACACCCAAGCGAACCTTCGTCAATTCAATAACTAATTGGTACTCTTGATGAAATTGGCCAGTGTGGCGCTCATTCACAGCATCAGAAAATTGCTCTAATGTTCCATGAAAGCAGCCACGATTTACTGAAATGCCACCATCTTTATTTTTGAATGCCGTGTACGTACCGTTTTCGCTACCAATGATTGATAACCAGAAAATGTCTCGTCGCTGCTCAACCCGAGCGTCGCCATAAACCCAAGCGTTGCCAGAAACCCGAGCGTCGCCATAAACCCAAGCGTTGCCAGAAACCCGAGCGTTGCCAGAAACCCGAGCGTCGCCATAAACCCGAGCGTTGCCATAAACCTGAGCGTTGCCAGAAACCCAAGCGTTGCCATAAACCTGAGAAAGGTTATTTTCGGATTCGATATATCCACCAAGCTCACCAGCTGCAACCAATGAACCAATTGCAACCAAAGCGCGGATACGTTTAAGTGTGCGGCCATCCCATGTGGTAACAGTGTCGTTATCGAGAAGTTCGTATTTTTTGTTTTCCATCACACACCCCCAGCTAAATGATTCTTCTCAATATAAGTCGCAATGAGAGTGTTGATATTTCGATGGTCATTGCGATCTGTGAAGTCGTTATATTCATGACCGCCGATTGAAGTAATGCGGTCAATTGCAAGATTTGTGATTTCAATCACTTCATGCTCTGAACCGATAACGCCATAGTTTTCTTTGTGGGCTGTGAAATCAAAGCTTGTATAGATATAGAAACCATCTAACTTGATAACCGCTTCACCTGAATTTTTGTTGTTATCAACTTTAATTGCTGAAACGCCGTACTCAGTTGGTTTAGCAACAGGGTGGGTTGCAACGGGTGCAGGTTTTTCAGAAACTAGGGCGTATGCGCCTGTTAGACCGAATAGCATTGATGCACCGATTGCTACATGCTTCATACGAAGCTGAATGCTTGGTCTATTGTGATTCAATGTGTTTTGTTCCATAATGAACTCCATCGTTGAAAAGCCCCTTTGCCGTCCAAAGTTCAGGGGCTTTTTGCTGTCTTGATAGAAATATTAAACCTTAGATTTAATTTTGATGCAATAGATAATTAAACCAAAGATTGTATTTTTTTTAAATTTTAGATTTAATAGACAAAAGAAAACCCACACTGGGTGGGTTGGATGGAGTTTGTTATGGGTGAAAATCAAAAAATAGAGCAGGGTGTTATTCCAGCAGGTACAAAAATCACTTTCGGATATTATTGCTCAACCACTTTAGAAAATGATTTAAGGGTTAACCTTCCCCAAGAGAGAATCAACAAGGCGTTTGAAGATAAGATTAAGGCTGATAAAAATATTGGTCGCTGGTATATAAGTGCCGAACATAAAAAAGAGCTTGAATCAAGAAACCTAACCCAAAGAGAAAGAGAGGCTTTGGATCAAGCAATCGTTTATGAACCTGACATTGAAACACTGAAAAAAATCAAGACAATACTTGAGTCAGCTGGTCACTCACAACAGGATCCAGATATTGTGAATGATATGATCGCGCGTCAATCAGATTCACAAACATAGGCGAACCTTCGGTTAGGCAACTTGAAACCATGTTTACAATTTCATTTATTGAGAAGTTTGAGCTGATAATGTATTGAGATTCAAAAATTCTAATAAAATTAAGCGAGATAGCTTTAATGACTTTCTCGAGATCATTACCATTTTTAACCTGTTGTGGATTAAAAGTAATCGAATATGTCGCCATATTATTTTCTCCACCCGATCATTCTGACGACTGTGTCGGGTTCACAGTTTTATTATTAAGCCATTAAAATTTAAATTTATTTCTCAGGATATTTTTCTAAAAACTCATCTACCCAACCTTGTGCCGCATCTAGATTTGTTATGTCGGCCAGTTTTAAATTTGTGCCTTCAGCTTCATTAAAACCCTCAATGATTGCTTCAAAGATGTTTGCCTCACCAATAACTTCCTGTGCGATTTCCGCAGCGTCATAGCTTTGTTTTGCCTTCTTAAATCCAGCAATTTGCTTATCAATTCCTTCGCCAATTTTAGCTAGTGCCATCTTGAACTCTTGACGGTTGATAGTTAGCGCAGTTTTTGATTTATTTAATGTTGCGATCATTTTAATTTCCTTTTTCAAGGGTTTATATCATGGATCTTAAATTTCACCATCGTATGAGTGGGAAACATATTTTCCAATAATGCCAATGTGTTCCAGATCCTGAGGCTCTACCACCTCTCTTTCATAATTTGGATTATCGCTATCTATAATTAATGCCCCATCGTAACGACGAGATAGCCTTTTGATTTTTAAATCTTCTCCATATCGAATTGCATAAACTTTTCTATTTTGAACTTGTTCAAGTCTATTAATAGATTTATCAATAACAACAACACTGCCACTTGGTATTCTTGGCTCCATACTGTCACCATCCAAATCCACTTCTACAAGATTTTTAGGAGAAACTCTTTTTTTGTGAAACCACTCAAGCGGATGGGCGCACCCAGTTTTTTGTGGCACTGGTTCAAACTCTGCCATTCGTCCATATCCAGCCGAAAACTTAACATCGACATGGGGAATGATCATGTATGAGTTTGGATCTAGATCCTCTGGTGCTTCCCACGCCATAACAGGTCTGTAAGCTTCAATATCTTCAGAATCATCAGAAGGATCAATCATTGCCCCTGATCCGTCAAGCAACCAACCAGCACTTACCCCAGTCAATGAGGCCAATTCTTTCAGAGTATCCTTGCCAATTTTTCCTTTTTTCCAGTTAGTAGCAGCCTGAGCTGATAGGCCCATCTTAAGAGATGCTGCCGACCATTTTAAATTGGCGTGATCAAGAGCCGCCTGAATGCGTTCAACTATAGATTCCATAATCATTAACAAAACAAACCTTTGGTTTAAATTTTATTGAAAAAATAAAAAAATAGAAGCAATCAAAGATTGTAATAAAATTAAACCTATGATTTAATTTTAATGGAATTTATTAGAAAGGGAGATTAAACCTTGAATCCCATTAAATACGCTTTTGATGCTGTCGGCGGTCGATCCAAGGCAGCATCTTTACTTAACCGCTCTTACATGGCTATGAGCAAAATGGAAAAGAGAGGGGTTTTGCCTAGAACAGAATACACAGGTGAAACTCAATATGCCCAAATACTTGCAAAAAACTGTGGTGGAAAGTTCACAGCCGAATGGCTGCTTGAGAAAGCAAAACCAGAACAGTCAGTGGCGTAGGTAACTTCATGAGCAAATTATCAATCGATTCAAGTGCAAGAGCTAGAAACATTCACTCTCTTGTTTTGCAGAGACTTGGCATTGTTGTAAATAGCACAATTGCTGAGGAGTTGGGGCAGGATGGTCCTTGGCTTTCAAAATTTAAAAATGACAGAAAAAACAATGGCTTGACTGAACTTGAAACAGTTTGCATGTTATTGGACAAACTTGGTTTGAAGGTTATACCAGAGCAATACCAATGCTATGACAAACAATTAATTGATTCAATTTTTTTCTTAGCTCGCCTATCCATGAACAGAGCTTCGGAAATCAATGATTTTCAACATACAGCGATCGCGCCTCGTTTAGAGGAATACGGATACTAAAAAACCACTATCTGCGTGAACAGTAGTGGTTGGCATTCATAAACTTACAAAGGTAATGAACATGAATAATTTAACAGATCAGCAACTTGAAGACAATCGGGAATTTTTAGTGGGTGATGTGGTGGTTGTAAACCCTCCAAATACCACTGATGAGTTGCTGGAAATTATTGATTATAAATATACGAATGATCTTCTTAGGGTGCGAATTATAAATTCTGGTTTTTGCGGCCCGATTCATAAGAGCGACATTCGCCACGCCACAGTCGCAGAACTCAACGCAAAACGCCGTCTTACAGATGCTGAAATGGCATTAGGGGAGGTTTCATGAATTCTAAATTTCAAAGCCAACCTGATTTTAAGCAGATCCAGCAGGTTCAATCATTTCATGAACCTGCTTTACGTTTATTAGACAAACTGTTTGAGCGCAATCAGCACAACTTACGCAGCAAAGGTTATGACGAGAATAACGCCACAATTACGAAAGTAGATTTTTCAGAAGTCATGGCGCGCCAGTTTCGTATTACGCAATGGTTAGCAGGTCAGATTGTTACAAGTTTGATCAATGCAAGCTTAATTGAATCTTTTGGCGGGTATGTGAAGCCTAAGGTGGGTGGGGTATGAAATATCTATCCTTATTCTCAGGAATTGAAGCTGCAACCGTAGCTTGGAAGCCATTAGGCTGGACATGTGTAGCTGTTTCAGAGATTGAAAAGTTCCCGTGCGCATTGTTGACTCACTATTACCCCAATGTTCCAAATTTGGGTGATGTCACAAAAATCACATTAGAGCAAATTAAAGCTCTCGGACAAATTGATTTGGTTGTTTTTGAAACCGCTGCGACACTCACCCGAGGATTTGGAGACAGGGGGGTGGATGCTGATCAGATTGCAAATGGTAACTGTGCAATACAGAACAAAAAAGTAAGACGTCTAACCCCTCTTGAATGTGAGCGACTCCAAGGATTTCCAGATAATTATACAAATATACCTGGTGCAACTGATACACCAAGATATTCAGCTTTGGGTAATTCAATGGCTGTACCAGTGATGCGTTGGATAGGTCAGAGAATATCCAAAGTGATGGGAGTAGCTGCATGACAAAACAAGCATCTCAATCCAAAGTACCTAAAGAATATCAAATCCCACTATTAACCCCCGTGCGTATATATACAGCCATTGAGCTTGCTGCTATGCCGCTTTCAGTTATGAATGCATGCATCGAAGCACAGGAAAAATTTGCTGTGCTTGAGCAATCAACTCAAATGGGGGGGGGCTGCAATAACAGTACGCCGTTTGATGGAGGAGGGTTTTCCATTAATTCAGGTTATCGAAAAATCAAGAACACGCTACAAGATTGCGGGCGAATACTATCCACCACGGATAATTCGCCAGTTGGAAAAGCGTGGATTGATCAGTTTGGGGGTGAAATCGCATGAGCAATAAGATTGTTAATGAAATACGAAAACTGCCAATCGATAGCACTCCAAAAATGCTTTTATGGGTCATTTCTGACATTGCAGATGATGATGGGAATACAAGTTGGTATGCACCTAGATCGCGCCTCATGGAGGAAACGGGATACAGCAATAAAACGATAGCTGTGTGTATTGCATACCTAAAAGAGTGTGGAATTTTGCAGGTGATTGGCGGCAATGGTCGTCAAAATCAATACATCGTCACACCTGAAAACTTTAATTCGGATGTGAAATATCAGCCTAAAAAAGATACAAAACCAGTGAGCGAGGTTCACCAGTGTACCAGCTTCACTAGTGAACTAGGTTCACCACCACCAGTGAACCTCACGGAAAAACCAGTGAACTTGGCGCAAAAACCAGTGAGCGAGGTTCACACTATCCCTCATATCCATCAATATCCCTCTGTATATCCATCATTAGGCGATTCAGAGAATCCGCCAACTGATCAACCTAAGGCGAAACGAGTTACTAAAAAACAGGCAGGTATCAATCGTCTGATTGAACTTGGTTGTGAAGAAAAATATGCACACGACTGGATGGTGGCACGAAAAGGAGCGCAGCTTACAGATTCAATTCTTGAAAACCTGTCCGAGCAAGCAAGTAGGGCTGGCATAACCATCCCTGTTGCTGTTGAGTGGTCAGCTAAAAAGGGCTATCAGGGGTTTAAAGCAGATTGGTACCTGAAAGATCAGCAATGCAATAACACCTCAGTGAATAAACAAAATCAAGCTACTCAACCACAAAGCCTAAACGCAAATTACTGGGCCAACTTCAACCAGCCACAAGAACCCAAAGACTGGTTTGAAGAACCGATTGATGTCACACCAAAAAAGCTGAATTGGATTGAGGGGGTAGGTCATGCGTGAGATTGCCCAGGCAGAAACCTTGCCGTTTGAAAAACAATTGATTTTGATTTTGCAAACGATGTACGCACAGCAATTCGCAAAGCACTTCCATGATAAACCAATGGAACTTGTAGAGGAAATTGTTCGGGCGGCTTTAGTGGGTATTGATCAGGAAGGATTTAACAAAGGAATCGCGCGTCTGCTCTCGGGTCAATCTAAGTTCATGCCACAAATCCAAGAGTTTAAGTCTTGGTGTGTCTCAGGTACATGGACTGCAGTCGAAGCTTGGTACCACGTTTGCGAATGGTCTAAAAACTCAGATCACAAAATTACAGTGATGGCTAAGCAATGCTGGGATGAGATCTATCACATCGTTGTCGAAGGAAGCATGCGAGAAGCGAAAAGCCAATTCATCAACCTGTATGAAGAAAGACTGACACGGGCGAATTTGCAGGGAGTGAGACAGGAGATATACACACCACCAGTGGCCATCCCTGTTAAGACTTTTCATATGCCTTACAAGGCTGATAACAAGAATTTGGATCAGGAAAAGCTTGCAACGATGAAGAGCCTTGCACAGCAGTATCAATCCAAAGGCATGTCGGTGGTTGCTGCGTTCAATCAGGCGTCTATTGATCTGACAGGTAAGAGCATGATGGGAGGTGGGGCATGAACTCAATGGCAAAACTGGGATTGTTTGGAAATGCAGAAAACCGAACTGATGTTTGGGCAACTCCTCAAAACTTATTTGATGCTTTGAATGAAGTTTTCAAATTTGATCTTGATGTTTGTGCTTTACCGGAAAATGCAAAGTGCAGTCGATTTTTCACCCCAGAAGTTGATGGATTATCACAGGATTGGGTAGGCACATGCTGGATTAATCCGCCATATGGGCGTGAGATTAGCCAGTGGATTGATAAGGCGGTACAGACAGCGAATGCAGGTCACACAGTTGTTGGTCTTCTTCCGGCTCGAACAGATGTTGCTTGGTGGCAGGACAATGTGATGGGACGTGAAATTCACTACATAAGAGGTCGCCTCAAATTTGGGGGGTGCAAACATAATGCGCCTTTTGGCTGCGCTGTAGTTGTATTTCGCCATAGTTTAAATGATGTGAGCTGGGAAGGTGTGGCATGAAAACCGGACGACAAGAAACTGCTCAGATGTTCGATAGACGTTTTGCGATTGTGATCTACGCCGCGAATCAGAAAAACACTTTTCGCACACGCGATATTTCAGAAACTGTTGTGCAGTGCTCAACGGGTGCAGCACGTCGATATTTGTTAGATCTGGTGGAGTTGGGATACATCGAGCGCGTGACGATTTATGAATACAAAGCTACTCAGATGCTGAAAAAGTTGTTCAATATTAAAGGCGGTGAAGTATGAATCCGTTCAAGATTGGTGATTTGATTGTTTATAAAGAATTCTACATAAAAAATTTGCTCAAAATTGACTTGATCATTAACGAGAAAACTGTCGGATATCGCGGTGCTAAGCGAGATTTTATGGGCTTTGAGGGTTGTGCTGAAATCAAGGAGGTTCGACTAGCAAGCAAATCGGAAATTAAAAATGGATGTAGGGCATGACATCGATAAGCCTTGCTGAGTACCGCTCAAAATTTCCAATTAAGAAGGGGAAAAAGCGCCGTTCAGTCAAAGGCCAAAGGGTACAAAGCGAAGGTGAGGTAACGCTGGCAAGAGATTTAAAGGCTTTAAAAATAGCGTTTGAACAAGAATATAAGTTTCATCCTGAACGAAATTGGCGGGCTGATTTCCTCATAACGGGCACAAGAATATTAGTTGAGGTTGAGGGCGGGATTTGGAGCGGTGGACGACATACAAGAGGTAAAGGCTTTACTGCTGATTGTGAGAAGTATGCAGAAGCCACTTTACTTGGATACATCGTCGTTAGATTCACATCTAGTCAGGTTAAAAGCGGTTACGCAATACAAGCTATTGAGAGGTTGATTCGATGAGTATTGAAGATAGATTTTGGAAATTTGTTGATAAGACTTCTGATTATTGGAATTGGAACGGTGCTATAGCCAAAAACAGCTATGGAGTTTTTAACTCTGGAAAAACAACCTATGCACACCGAATGGCTTATGAGTTGTCAGGTTTTAAATTAATTGACGGATTGGTTTTAGATCATCTATGTCGCAATAGAAGATGTGTCAATCCTTCGCATATTGAGCAGGTCACACGTGGTGAGAACGCCAGAAGAGGTATCTATCTGGGTGGTTTATGCAGGAAAGGACACAAAAAATCGTACTCTGCGGCTGGTAATGACTCTTGTCGAGAGTGTCAAAGAATACGAAGAGCTGAAAAGCGCAAAGCAAAAGCAGAAGGATCTGGAAATTAATTTAAAGATTTTACGGTTCGATACACAACAAGTGAAAAGCGGTTTGGCGATTAAGCAGATTGAAAATTTGGTAAATGGTAAATAAGGAAGGCGAATTATGTTGATTGAAAAGTTTGATTTTTTAGAGTTCTTGCGCCTTGCTATAGTTCAAAGTGAGGGGAAGGGGAAAATTACAAAACACATCGTGTTAGGGGAAATTGCATTGATGCCAGCCGGCGCCAAAAAATGGGCTGAATTGCTAATTGACCGTGTTGACTTTGAACGTATCGCATTGGTTACGGAATCAAAGAAAATTTATGAAACTACAATAATTGACGGTGTAGAGCGTAAAAAGCGTATTGAAGATATACCAGGTAAAGTCGAGTTTAAAAAAGGCGAAATCAATAATGCAGATTTTTTCCGTGTGCGTAATGTCTTGGCAGGAAAGATCCATAAGGAAATGATTAAGAAAAACTTTAAGCCAAATAACTGCCAAGGCGACTTAACCAATATAGCCAAAGGTATAGCTGAAGTGGTTTTACGTGGTCGTTTATTTACTAAAGCAATGTGTAGCCATTGCCAAGGCCTTGGAAAGCTTGAATTGTTTAATGCTAAAGGTTATCCAGAAGGTGCGAAGTTCTGTGATAAATGCGGAGGTACAGGAAAGCGACCTTACACCTTGCATGAAAAAATTACGATTGCAGATCTTAAAGTTTCGAAGTCTGGTTACTCAGAACGCTATGAACCTTATGAGCTTATAGCTGAGGGATGTATTGAGAATTGGGAAAACAGCATAAGAAACAGTCTTGCACGATCATTTCATTTTGAGCCAAACGAAGTTGTTTTAGCTTGACATAGACAGAACGCTTAAGTATAAGTATTTCTAAAATGGGCGTTTTGTTAATTGAATGCCCCAAAGATAAATTAAAGCTCATCTAACCGATGGGCTTTTTTGTTGCCTCAACCCTTGGCATTAGGCTTATTACCTAGCACATCATAGGGGCGTAAAGGGTTAGACAGGGATTCATTATCCTTAATCACTCATTCGCTTGTATGTGGTCGATCACAAGCAAAAAAACGAGAGCCACTTATCAGGCTTTCATACCAAAATTGATAAGCGCTTTATTTGGTCAGTAAAGTGAGTAGAAGGGTGCGAAGTTGATGTTTAAACACTACCCTTGGATTGACCACCTAAAGACGTGCGTATTTACGGTGTGGATTGGCGACCCCTTAACACATACAGTAGCCTTCAACTACTCGGTACTACTCAACCCAGCTATTCACTTTTAAATAGCTGGGTTGTTTCACTTAATCGGCTGATGTTGCTTCGAATCCAGCCAGAACCACCAGTTTCACTCTAGCCGAACGGATTACGGCAAATGAAACCCCGCTAAATATCGATTATTGGCGGGGTTTTTCTTTCTTTATTTTTAATGACGGGGTGCCTATGGATATTCTCGAAGCGAAAAAGAACTTAAAAAAGTTGCATGAAGATAAAGAGAAAATCGAAAGCTTGAATCATTTGAATGCGCCAATCGCATTTAAATTTGAGTGCGATAAGCGCCTTCAGCAGATCGACGGCAACATTGAGACAATCAAGCAGAACATTAAGCGCTATGGACGTTGATGCATATAAGCGAGCTACAAACAAAAAGCCGCATAAGCCGAAGCAAAGAACCAGACCTTTACCCAAAGCTAAAATTAGCTATGAAGAAGCCGAAGAAGACTTTGAAAAAGCCTTGAACATACTCGGCATCAAATACGAGAAAAAATTTCAGTTCATATCTACAAAGCATTGGCGTTTTGATTTTCATCTGATTGAGCACAGGATTTTAGTCGAGATATCTGGCGGGCCTTGGTCTGGTGGACGCGGTGGCAAGCTTGCAACAAAAGCTTGGAGCATGGAGCGTTACGATTGCGCTTATGAATTGGGTTATACAGTTGTTCGTATAGAATCAGCCAGCAGATATAAGATTGATGATTCCGGGCCATTACAGATCGAATCAAACTTCGCCGTTTCATGGCTCAAAAGGTTAAGAGGTCAAACATTCAATGGACCAATACAGACCATTTCCCCAGACTGACTTTATAGATCAGGCGGAAGAAGAGGAAGCCATTCGCATCATTGCGGCACCGGATCTAAAAGAATGGGTAATAACAAATTTCTTAACGCTGGGCGGTGAGTTGCATAATCCGGATCATGATCATATTGCTGAGTTGCTTCACGATGACGAAACATTTCTGGCATTCGCTTGGGCATCATCTGCATTTACACGGGCTAAGCGAATGGTGTTAGGTCAGTGTGAAAAGGTGATGTTTAATCAAGGTGGATGGAAAAAGGCTCGACAAGAGCAACAGATGCGGGATTGGTTTGGATTTGTGCCTGTTTACCTTATTACGATCGATGCAAGCTTTTGTGAACAAGCAAGTGATCGAGAGTTTTGTGCTCTAATCGAACATGAGTTGTACCACATCGGCGTGGAACGTGACGAAGATGGTGAGCCGCTTTATAGCGACATGACGGGATTGCCTAAACATTATTTGACAGGTCATGACGTTGAAGAGTTCGTAGGCGTAGTCAAACGTTGGGGCGCGAGTGAGAGTGTGAAGCGTCTGGTTGAAGTCGCGAAGCAGGCGCCGTTTGTATCTGAGAAAAATATAGCTGCTAGTTGTGGGACGTGTAATTTTAATTGAGCCGAATGGCTCTTTTTTTTGCTCATGGTGTTAGACGTAGTTAGACAACTGAGGTGTTTATGGCAGCCCTAAAAGAGCCTGTAAAAATATTTATAGTTCAAGCTCTTGCATGCCGTGATACACCTCAAGAAGTTGCTGATCAGGTCTTACAGGAGTTCGGAATAACAATTGATCGCAAGCAATGCCAATCATATGACCCAACCAAGGTCGCAGGAAAAAATCTAAGTCCGAAGTTTAAAAAGCTTTTCGATGAAACTCGAAAAAAATTTGATGCCGGTTTGGTGGATATTCCAATTGCAAAAAAACATTATCGGATGAAGCAATACGATAAATTACTTCAAAAAACTAAGAACACTGTTATGGCTTTGCGAATCATGGAGCAGGCAGCAAAGGATAGTGGTGGCTTATATACCAATAAGCAAGAGGTTGATCACACTACTAAAGGTGAATCAATAAACAAGCCAACAACAATTGAATTGGTGGCTCCAAATGTCCAAAGTACAGATTGAACTACCACCAAAATTAATTCCAATATTTAGTGCTCCTAGTGTTCGATATAGATCGTCATGGGGAGGTCGTGGTTCAGCAAAAACCAGATCATTTGCTCTCATGACTGCTATTAAGGGGTATATGTTCGCCGAAGCTGGAATAAGCGGATTAATTTTAGGTGCTCGTGAATACATGAATACTTTGTCCGAGTCCTCAATGGAGGAAATCAAACAGGCAATTCGTTCAGTCCCTTTCTTAAGTAAATATTATGAAATGGGAGAAAATTATATACGCACTAAAAACCGCCGTGTTAGCTACGGGTTCGCTGGATTAAGACATAATCTTGACAGTATTAAGTCGAAAGCGCGCATATTGCTTTGTTGGGTCGATGAAGCTGAAACAGTTTCAGAAATTGCTTGGCGTAAATTATTACCTACAGTGCGTGAAGATGGTTCTGAGGTTTGGGTGACATGGAACCCTGAAAAACGTGACAGTGCCACAAGTAAGCGATTTAGACATGAGAAAATATTTGATGATTTGACTGGTGAGCTCATTGGTGTTGGTGTTGAGATGAATTACTCAGACAATCCATGGTTTCCTGAAGTATTGGAAATTGAGCGCAGACAAGACCAAGCCAACCAGGATGATGCAACTTATCGGTGGATATGGGAAGGTGACTATTTAGAACTTTCCGAGGCGCAGATATTTAGAAATAAATATAGGGTTGAAGCATTTGATGACGAACTATGGAAGACAGCAGAACGATTATTCTTCGGAGCTGACTTTGGTTTTGCAAATGATCCAAGTACGTTGATTAGGTCCTTTATTCTAGAAAATACTCTCTACATTGAATATGAGGCGTTTGGGGTGGGAGTGGAATTGGATGAAATGGCTCAGTTTTATGACTCAGTACCATTATCGCGTAACTGGCCAATTAAGGGTGATTGCTCTCGACCAGAGACAATAAGCTTTCTAAGGCGTCAAGGGTTCAATATTGAAGCTGCTGAAAAATGGCAAGGTTCTGTTGAAGATGGTATTGCTCACATTAAAGGCTTTGAAAAGGTTGTGATTCATTCGCGTTGCAAACGTACGCTGGAAGAATTTAGGAATTATTCATACAAAAAAGACCGCCTCACAGATGAGGTATTACCAATCATTATTGATAAGTGGAACCATGGAATTGATGCGATTCGTTATTCATTGGATGGGTACATCATGGCTCGTGGTGGAACTGGTGTCTGGTCTAGACTGTGAGAACTTTTAATGGGATTACTTAAATTTACTGCGGATAGTTTTCAAAATTTTGCAGCACGAGTTGGGCTTGGTACTGGTAATCAGCATGACAATTCAACGTATAGTGCAAATTATCTGAGCCGAAATCGAGTGAAGCTTGAGTCAATGTATCGCTCAAGCTGGGTTGTGGGTCAGGTTGTAGATGTTGTGGCTGATGATATGACTCGCGAAGGAATTAATATGCGCGGGTTGGATTCACCAGAAGATGCCGAGGAAATCAATCAGGAACTAGATCAGCTACAGGTCTGGGATAAGCTGAACGAGACAATTAAGTGGTCACGTCTATACGGTGGTGCAATCGCCGTAATGTTAATTGATGGCCAGAACACCTCAACACCACTAAATACAAAAACAATTGGCAAGGATCAATTTAAAGGTCTATTGGTTCTTGATCGATGGATGGTTACTCCCACACTCCATGATCTAGTTACAGATTTTGGACCCTACTATGGCATGCCAAAATATTACGATGTCATCACAGATTCTGTTGGGTTGTGCAATCAACGTGTACATTACTCCCGAGTCATCCGCATGGATGGAGTAAAACTCCCTTATTGGCAATCAATTTCTGAGAATCTTTGGGGGCAGTCAGTCATTGAGCGTCTTGAGGATCGCTTAACGATTTTTGATAGCGCTACTTTGGGTGCGGGTCAACTTGTTTATAAAGCACACTTGCGCACTTATAAAGTAAAAGGGTTGAGAGATATTATTGCGGCTGGTGGGCGTGCTTTTGAGGGTTTAGTTAAGCAAATTGAACATATTCGTTTATGGCAATCGAATGAGGGTTTAACGCTCATGGATGCGGAGGATGTATTTGAAACCAATCAATATAATTTTAGCGGACTAGATGACATCTTGATGCAGTTTGGACAGCAAATATCTGGTGCAACCCAAATTCCGCTTGTGCGTTTATTCGGCCAGTCCCCTGCGGGCATGAATGCTACAGGTGAGTCGGATCTGTCGAACTACTACGACAATATCAACCAGCAACAAGAAGGTCGTATGCGTACGCCGTTGCAAACGCTGATTGAAGTTGTATCGCTATCTAAGATGGGTAAGGCTTTACCTGATTCATTCAAATTTGACTTTGCTTCACTTTGGCAGATTGATGAAAAGGTTAAGGCTGAGGTGGCAAATACGATTGTTCAGGCTGTCTCAACTGCCGAGGAAAACGGTTTAATTAGCCGTAGTACTGCCCTTAAAGAACTGCGTCAATCATCTGAAGTTACGGGCGTGTTTTCGCATATCACCGATGAGGAAATTGAAAATGCGGACGATGATCCACCGCCACCCCGGAGCAAGTTAGAAGATGAAGAACCAAATCAACCGACTGACACCGCACCGGGCGCGGAAAATGGAGATAAGGTACAGTCAGCAGCTTAGAAAAATTGCTGGCTATATCGATACAATCGTTAAGGGCTTTGATGTAAATAACCCTCAAACCTATCCTTTGATTGTTGCCGCATTGAATGAGTACAGCAACACGCTAGAGCACTGGGCCAAGAATGCAGCCGGTCGTATCATCACTGACGTTTCATTGCGTGATGAGAAAACATGGCTCATTTACGCGCAAGACTTGTCACGTGGTGTGAAAGATCAGATTCGTAATACTGATGTCGGTGCGGTATATCAGCAGCTCTTACATGAGCAAGTACGATTGATTAAGTCATTGCCTTTAGATGCAGCACAACGTATTCAGGATCTATCGACGCGGGCGCTCATCGAGGGCAGCCGAGCGAGCGAAATCTCAAGTATGATCATGGCAAGTGGGCATGTGGCAAAGTCTAGAGCCAACACTATTGCACGTACTGAGATTAGCCGAGCACAGAGCATTTTTACTCAAGCCAGAGCTGAGAATCTAGGTTCTGAGGGTTATATTTGGCGTACCAGTGAAGATGAGGATGTGCGAAAGAGACACGAGGAATTAAACGGAAAATTTATCTACTGGGATGAACCGCCTATCGTGGACCTTAAATCTGGTCGCCGTGCTCATGCCGGGTGTGATATTAATTGTAGATGTTATCCCGAACCTGTTATTCCTGATGATTACTAGCCACCGAAAGGTGGCTTTTTTACGCCTGAACATAGGTGATGTATGGCAAAGAAAAAAAATAAAGATCGAAAAACATTAGATCGATCAAATATTTTCACCACTGGATTGATTGGTCGCACACGGGAAACCACACCTGAAGGCTACTTACTTTGTCGTGATGTTCGCCTTGCGCGTATAGGTGATCTTACTTATGCCGATGGTGAGGTACCCGTTGCCGCGGACATGACAGGGCAAATCACAATTTCACGTGGTGAAGATGTTTTATTTAATCCTCTAACGATAGCGAGTTGTGAAGGTAAGCCGATTACAGATGATCATCCTGAAGATTGGGTTACACCAAAAAACTGGAAAAATCTATCTAAGGGTACTGGACACAACGTTCATCGCGGTGATGGTGAAGATTCTGAATTCATGATGGGTGATTTATTGGTAATGGATGAAGACGCCATTACAGCCGTCATGGGTGGGAAGGTAGAAATCTCTCTTGGTTACGATGCTGACTATATTGAAGTCGGCAAGGGCAAAGGGTTGCAGAGCAATATTCGGATCAACCATATTGCATTAGTTGATAAAGGGCGTTGCGGTTCCCGCTGCTCGATAGGAGATAGTCTTATGTCTGACAAGACAAAAAAGAAAAAGGTTAGCTTTGCTGATCGTATTCGTAATTTGGTCAAAACCAAAGATGCTGAAGAAGCTGAGAAATTAGCCAAGGCGGTTGAAGATGAAGCACCAGATATTGAAACTGAGGATGATGATCCAGAGGATGAGCCAACCAAAACTGGTGATGCTGCGTTTCAGGCAGAAATGCGTAGTTTCATGAAAACCATGGATAAACGTATGTCTGCAATTGAAAAGAAAAAAACCAAAGACTCGGATGATCCTGAAAAGGAAACAGAAGACGATGATCCTGATGATGAGCCAACAAAGGACAATGGAGATCTAACAACTCCAAACCCAGCAAAAAAACTGAATGAATCTGGCACTCAAACGTATACGGGTGATTCACTTAAAGAAGTGATGTCACGTGCAGAAATCCTTTCCCCTGGTTATCGCATGCCAACATTCGATAGCGTGAACAATGGTAAAGCTGTATTGAATACCAAACGTTCAGTATTAAAGCAGGCTCATGCGACCGAAGACGGTCAAAAAGCCATTTCGCCGTTCGTGGGTGCTAATCCAGACTTTGACAAGTTGCCAGCGCATACGATCGATGCTGCATTCGCTGGTGCCTCTGAACTCATTAAGCAGCAGAACAATATGAAAGGTGTGCGCTCAGGAATCTCTACCAAAGACTTTGGTAAGGCATCGCCATCGCCAGCGGACATTAACGCTAAAAATCGCGCATTCTATGCAAACAAAGGATAAAACAAAATGAGCAATGCATTTTTATATCGCATGCCTTCTGGCATTCCGGGTGATGTTTCTCGTAAATCTCAATCAACCATCGAATCACATCATGTAGGCGGTCAGTTCGCTGCGTTTGGCTTGTTCGGTAAGTTATCAGCCACGACTGGTGACTTTGTACCACTAGAGTCAACAGACACCGCCGTGTATGGATTATTGGTTCGTGCCTACCCAACTCAATCAGCACAAAATGAACTTGGTAAAGCAGTACCTGTTGCATCAGGTGTTCAAGACGCTTTGGTGCGTGGTTACATGACTGTTCGTTGTAATGCGGGGACTGCAAAAAAAGCCGGCAAGGTTTTTGTCCGTGTCGCTGCGGGAACTACCGCTAAACCAATTGGGGGTATTGAAGCAGTAGCAGATGGTGCTAATTCGATCGAAGTTACCAAAGCCATGTTTATGCATGACGCAGATGCACAGGGCAATGTTGAAATCGCATTCAATATCTAAAAATTTATAAATAAGGCACTGCTCGCAATATGCGAGTTTTTTTGTGCTTGGAGAAAATCAAACATGGGTAAATTACTCTTAGCTCATACTATGGCGGCTGCTGTGGCGATGGGTTCGCAATCAAAACCAGTACGCGCCCGTACACGTGACCAGTGGCAAACATTCGATGCACAGACGATTGATAGCACTGGTGCATTTCTTGTTGGTGAACTTGAGCGTTTAGATCCGACCATTCACGAGCCATTGGCTGATGTGACGTGGGGACGTGATATTGATTTGCGTTCTGATGTCTCAATTGCAGATGAAGTATCAAGTTTTAGTAATGCAACTTTTGCGGCTGCAGGCGGCGCATCGCCTAAAGGTAAGTCATGGGTCGGTAAGAATGCTGATGCGATTGCAGGGATTGCGCTTGATATTGGCAAGACTGCGCAGCCATTAACATTATGGGCAATGCAACTTGGTTGGACAATTCCAGAGCTCGAATCTGCTAAAAAGCTTGGTCGTCCAGTCGATACAATGAAGCATACTGGCCTTACGCTTAAGCACAACATGGATGTCGATGAGCAAGTCTATATCGGTGATGACGTCATTGGCGTTGAAGGTTTGCTTAATTCATCTAAAGTCGGTGCAACTAACGTCAACAAAAAATGGAAAACTGCGACTGCAGATGAAATTCTAGATGACGTGAACATGATTTTGTACAACGCTTGGATTGCATCTGGTTTTGCCGTCTGCCCTTCAAAATTACTCTTACCACCAGAGCAATTTGGGTTGCTTGTGACGCGCAAAGTATCTGATGCAGGGAATATCTCTATCCTTGAATACATCAAAGTTAACTGTATTTCTAACGCAAAAAACGGCAAGCCATTGGATATTCAACCATCTAAGTGGTGTGTGGGTCGTGGTACCGCAGGTACTGACCGTGCAATGGTATATACACAGTCAGAAAGCCGTGTACGTTTCCCAATGGTACCGTTGCAACGCACCCCGATTGAATATCGTGATTTGCGTCAATTAACAACTTACTTTGGTCGCTTGGGTGTGGTCGAGTTTGTTTACCCTGAAACAGCATACTATGCCGATGGTCTGTAAGGAGATACGAAATGTCTAAGATGGTCAAAATTCTCCTTTCTCGCCCTTTGAATGTGAATTTAGGGCGAGATGAAAATGGGCAGGTTCAGTCGGTTCAACTTCAAGCGGGATTTCAAGAAGTCGAACAAGAAGTTGCTGAAAATTGGTTTGTAAAAGCACATTGCCAAGAAATCACCACCGAAGATTTACAAAACGCTGAGTTGCAAGCACAGCTTGAAAAAGCGAATGCTGATCTGGCTGCATTACAAACCCAATCGGAAGCGGCTGCATTCAAGATCGGTGAGCTTGAAGGCGCATTGAAAGATCGTGATCAAAAGATTAAAGATCTTGAAATTCTGGTGGCAAAAGCAGAGCAATCTCAAACCCAATCGGAAGCGGCTAAAAGCGCGGATACTTCGGCTGCAGATGCTGCAAAAACAACAAAGGCAAAATAATCATGATCGACGAATCATCCTTTCGTGAAGCTATGCCGATGTTTGCTGATACTGTGGAATACCCCTCATTTCAGTTCAATTTCTACTTAAACCTAGGAAAAAAGCTACTGCCTGTTTCGCGTTGGGGTGATCCTAATGATCCTGATAACTTGTTTGATTATGGTTTGACTTTATTTATTGCTCACTACCTGACCTTGTTTAAGCGATCTATGGCGTTATCCGACATAGGTGGTGATGCTGGAAAAGTGGCGGGTAATGAAACGTCGAAATCAGTTGATGGCGTTGCAAAGTCGATGGATGTGTCTGGTGTGCTTAATACTGATGCAGGCCATTGGAATATGACAACTTTTGGCATTCAATTCTATCAACTCATGATGATGGCGGGTGCGGGAGGTATTCAACTATGAGTGGTGTTACATCATCTGGTAATGGATTGATGGATATTCTAAACGCTGTCTCAGAACTTTCTCAGATCGAGGTATTAGTCGGTGTACCACACGGTGAAGCACGAAGTGATGGCGACGGCATGACCAATGCAGCCATTGGTTATTTGCTAGAAACTGGTTCACCCGCAATGAATCTTCCCCCACGCCCGCACTTAGTGCCAGGTGTTGAGGAAGTGCAAGACACTATTGCTGAGAAGCTAACTTATGCGGTTGATGCTGCCTTAACTGGCAACACCAAGCGTATGTACTTCTATCTTGATGCTGCTGGCCACAAAGCTATGATGAATGTGAAAAAATTCATTAATGCAGGTGACTTTGCGCCGTTAGCGCCATTCACCTTGAAAATGCGTCGATCAAGAAACCATAAGTCAACTAAGCCATTGGTGGAAACGGGTGCTTATCGAAACTCTCATACTTACGTCATTATGAAAAAAGACAAGGAGATTAAGCGTGCCGACTCTTGATGTATCAGACGTTCTTCTTGATCCTGATTTCATGACGAAGAACCTCAAGTGTAAGCGGGTTTCAGTTGTGGTTGGTGGCAATGGGCGACCTGAAAAAACTGAGCAAGAGTTTCAATTTAGCGGTGTGGTAACAACGAATAGCGGTCAGAACATGGATCGTCGTGAGGATGGTGCGCTCATAAAAGGTGCGATCAATATCCACACCAAAACTCTATTAATCGCAGGTGATGATGATCATCAGGCAGATGAAATCACATGGAAAGGTAAAGCTTACTATGTAGTTCAGGTACTTGATAATTTGCATTACGGCCGTGGTTTTAACAAAGCCATCTGCGATCTAAAACCACTGGGGTAAATATGGGTGATTCTGCAACAGGCGGTTATATACCTCCTAGCGGAAACGTTGCCTATGACCAAGAACTAGAAGACATCTTTCAAGCTTTTATTGTGGGGATTACATCTTTGCAAGGTAAGTTTGTGCGTCCACGTTGGCAAGAAGATCCACCACCAATGCCCAAGAAAGGTGAAAACTGGTGTGCATTTGGCATTAAGTCTATTCAACCTGATGATGGTCCACTGTTCGAGCAACACGATGAGAATATGGATTCAATTCGGCATGAGACTTTAAAGGTGTTTGTGTCATTTTATGGCAATCAAGGTCAACAGACTGCGCATGTCTTTAGGGATGGTCTAGGTATTCCGCAAAACATTGCTCAATTACGTGAGCACAAAATCAAATACGTTGGGTGTGATGAGGTTGTCACTGCACCAGACTTTCTGAATCAACAATATGTGCATCGTTATGACTTGGTTGCGACATTTAGACGTAAGACCAAACGGACGTATGCAGTCAAAACGTTCAAAAGTTTTCAAATTGATATTCATAAAAACTAGGAGTTTTCAATGACATTACCTGTTTCCAGTGTCGTAAATGTCAGCATTAGTCTTGCTGCATTGGCGGCGGGGCCACGTTCGTTTGGCTCATTACTAATTTTAGGCTCGACCAGTGGTGTAATTGATACCACAGAACGTATGCGCGAATACTCGAGCATCAAAGAAGTTGGTCAAAAGTATGGTGTTGATGATCCAGAATACAAAGCAGCATTAGCCTATTTTGGACAATCACCTAAGCCACGCACATTGTATATCGGCTATTGGCACAAAGATGGTCAGACACCCGAGACGATTCAGGCTGCTGTTACCGCGTGTTTGGATTCTCTTAACTGGTATGGCTTGGTGGTTGCTTCTGATTTAACTGATGATCAAGTGCTATCTGTAGCATCATTAATTGAAGCATCTGATCCAGTTCGTGTTTTTGGTCACACTACCCAAGTTGAAGATTCAACAAGCGCTACTAGCAAAACTGATACTGCTTACAAGCTTTCAAATGCAAAATACCGCCGTACATTTTGCATATTCTCAAGCACCAATGCTTATGCTGCAGCTTCAGTTTTTGGCCGTGCATTTAGCGTGAACTTTAACGGTACGAATACAACGATCACTCTTAAGTTTAAGCAATTGCCTGGTATTACACCTGAAGATTTAAAAATCTCAGAAGCCAATTCATTGACTGCCAAGCATTGTAATGTATTTGCTTCATACAATAATGACACTGCAATCTTGCAAGAGGGCGTGATGTGTGATGGGTCATTTATTGATGAAATTCACGGGTTGGATTGGCTTCAAAATCATTTAGAAAATTCACTTTGGAATCTGTACTACACAAGCACCACCAAAATCCCTCAAACTGCAGCTGGTGTGAATCGTCAATGTGGTGTTCTTGAGCGCGCTTGCGAACAAGGTATGGCTAATGGGCTGCTTGGTGAAGGACAGTGGAATGGTGACAGCTTCGGGGCTTTAAACACAGGTGATTATTTACCTAAAGGCTTTTATGTGTATGCCAATAGCCTAGATGATCAAGCTCAGTCTGAACGTGAAGCACGTAAAGCCCCAGTCTTTCAAATTGCAGCAAAATTAGCAGGTGCAGTCCACTTTGCTGATGTTGTTGTATCAGTAAACCGTTAAGGAGCAGTTATGTCTACTTACAGCTTTATGGACACCCAATGCTCTTTAACGAGCGATGATGGTGTCATCGATCTTGGTTATGGCGCAGGTATTGCCGAGGAAGGCATTACCTTTGCCATGGCAGGTGACAAAAACACCATGACGATTGGTGCAGATGGTGAGGGCATGCATTCTTTGCATGCTGATAACTCTGGACAAGTTACGATTCGTGCCCTTAAAACCTCATCTATAAATGCCAAGTTGATGAACATTTATAACGCTCAAAAAGGCGTTACGCGTAAATGGGGTAAAAATACTATCACCTTAAACCATTCTGGATCAGGTGATAACCACACGGCATCTAAATGTGCGTTCAAAAAAGTACCCGATTATACCAATGCGAAAGATGGTGCAATGGTTGAGTGGGTGTTTGACTCTATTAAAGTCGATATGAAATATGGCACTTATGAATAAGGTTTAATTTGAAATGAATGAAATCATCTTAATTGGTGATCATGAGTATTCGATCGGGCGCTTAAATGCGCTCGATCAGTTTCATGTATCCCGAAAAATAGCCCCGATCATCCCTACACTCATGCCAATCATCACAGAAGTAGCTAAAGGCGATCTTGCAAAGGTTATTGAATCTTTGGATGTCGATGAGGCTAAAGAGAATCAGAATAATGATTTAAGTGGTCTTCAACCGCTTGCTCAAGCACTCGAACCGTTTATGGAGGCATTCGCTAAAATGCCTGAAGATGATGTGAATTATATTATTCACAAATGTCTAGCAGTCACTAAACGCGGATCTGCTGTTGTATGTCGTGGTCAGTCAATCATGTTTGATGATCTGGATATGGGGCAAATCTTGCCGCTTGTCATCGCCGTGATACGAGTCAGTATGGCAAATTTTATTCAAGGGCTGCTTATGAAGGCATCGAGCATTCAAACACAGTCCACATAAATTATAAAAGCTTACCTGGTGAAGAAGACTGGCTGATGCGGCCAGTCATCAAGGGTATGTGTAAATTTGAATCCTTAAAAAATGGCAAAGTCGATTTAGCTGATATTGCATTGATGAATGATGCTTTGGATGTTGTTGCCGACAATGAATATTTGATCAATGAAGAGCGTGAGCGTAAATCAAAGTAGTTTGTATGTGAGTTATATACAAGTTGATCGCATTTCTGATTGAAATGAAAAAGTGAATAATGAACTTTAAAAGCAAAACCCCGATAGTTGGTCGCTATCGGGGTTTTTATTTCCGCCAACCGAGAAAGCAAGAGGAAAGTAAATCTGTATGGAAGATTTTATCAAATTAATTAATTGGTGTCTAACGGAGATCAACGAAATGAAAGCATGGAGATTTGTTGCACTTTTATTGACTGCAATTGTATGTGTATACCTTTGGAAGAGTTAAATGAGCGAACAAGGTGCTGATAAAGTAGGTAACAAACTAGCAAACGCGGCAATTATCGCAGCTTTATGTTTTGGAATAGCAGCGCTGATAGCAGCATTTGGATTGGCATATAAAAATATTGCAGGTTAGTAAGGTGATTTCATGGCACAAGAAGGTGTGATCCGCAACTTCATGGTTGCATTGGGTTTTAAAACTGACAATAGCGGTTTGGGCCAAATGCAAAATGCCATGAAAGGCGTTGAGTTAAAGGCAGTGGCATTAAAAGGCGCATTAATGGCACTTGCCACTGGTGCAGTTATTGCGGTGCGACAAACAGCAAGTGAATTAGATAAACTTTATTTCTCGTCTCAACGTATCGGCGCAAGTGCGACAAATATCACCGCCTTTGGTAATGCTATAAGCCAAATGGGTGGTAATGCTGAAACCGCATTAGGGACATTAGAATCATTAGCTGAAAAAATGCGTAATTCCCCAGGTTATGAGGGGATGATCAACAGCCTTGGCGTGAACACGAAGCAAGCTAATGGTGAGATGCGCGACCGTGTCGAGGTTATGAAAGATTTAAGCGGTGTGCTTGCTCAAATGCCAGCATATCAGGCGAATGCTTATGCTAGCTCACTAGGTATTGATCAAAACACATTGCTTGCCATGCGCGATGGCAAGTTTTTATCGAACATGGAGAAATACCAGAAAATCCAAGAGCAGCTTGGCATGAATGATGATCTGACAAAATCAGGCAATGAATTCATGACCGAGTACCGCGACTTAACAATGATGACCAAAACTGGTTTTCAAGTTATTGTCATGCAAGCTGGGAAGGCTCTTATTCCAATCTTACGCTTACTCAATCAGTTGATTCAATCGGGTATATCAGCGTTTAGTCAGTTGAATCCTGAAATAAAGAACATGCTAGGCATAGCTTTGCGTTTTGCTATGGCTACGCTTGTTCTTGGTGGGTTTATCAAGACATTTGGATTGCTGTTTAAGCTCATTCCAATGATAAAGGGATTGATCGGTTTGGTTCGTTTATTGAACCTGAGCTTATTGGCTTCACCAATTGGTTTTATTATCGCCCTAGCTGCAGCTTTGGCTTTGCTCTATGACGATTACCAAACATGGAAAGAGGGTGGAAAGTCTTTAATTGATTGGTCAAATTGGACAGAAGGCATTGAAAGTGCTTTCGATGTGCTTAAGTCGATTTACCAGAACGTTGTAGCATTCAAAGATAATGTAACCGAAGCCTTGTCGGGATTAGATCCAAGTGTTCAAAATACAATCAAAACGTTTGCTAAATTTGGAGCAATTGGCCTAATACTCTCTCGTTTTGTGCTCGGTTTTAAAATTCTTGGTATTGCAAAAAAAGCGATTCACGGATTGGGCGGTTCGATTAAATGGCTATTTAAACTCTTTTCTTTTACCCCTATCGGTCGTGCGATTGCATTAATCGGTTTATTAATTACTGCAATAGGTTGGTTGATCAAGGATTTTAATAAATGGAAAAGCGGAGCTGATTCATTTTTACCATGGGGTAAATGGTCGAAGAGTATCGACCGAATCATGGATAAAATTCGCAACTTCTTGGACTTGCTAAGTAATGTTAAAGACAAAGTGATTAATTTTGTTCAAAAGATTATTTCCGATCCTGTTGAGGCTGTAAAGGAAGTTGTTGAGGTTGCTAAAGATGGCTTGGAGTCTCTAAACAATTCTGAACCATCAGAGCCAGTTAAAAAAGTCAACGAAATCAGCAAAAACATTGTCGACGGTGCAAACAACATTGCCAATAAAACACTTGAGATTGGTGTTACTACAATCAAGGGGTTAGTTGGCTCAACCAAAGAAACACTTGGTTTGGGTGATGATCAATCAAAAGCAGATGCAACCAAGTTGGCTGATGGCATTAAAAGCATGACTCAAAAGGGTGTCGATGCAGTTGTGAATGTTGGCAAGTCTGTGGATCAGGTGGTGAAGGATAGTTTTAAGTTTGAACAAAAATACACTTTCAGTTTTGGCAAAGATGTAGATAAGTACATTAAAGAGGCCTCAGAAAAATACCAGATTGATGAAAAAGTCTTGCGAGGTTTTGTGAAAATGGAAGCTGGATGGACTGGAAAAATGTCACCAACTGGGGCGATTGGAACAGGTCAATTTATCCAATCGACATGGGATGGTTTGGCAAAAACCAAAGACGGGCAGCAAATTGGGATGACTAAAATTGGTAAAAGATTTAGAACTGATCAAGATCCACGACATGATAAAAGAATCAATACTTTAGCTACTGGGTTATTGGCAAAACAAAATTCAGATATTTTACGCAAATATAAAATTCCCATCACAGGTGAAAACTTATACCTTGCACACAATATAGGGGCAGAAACTTTTGCAAGAGCACTAACTGGAAAAGCTGACGAGAAAGGTTTAAAAGCGATGCGTCAGAATGGAATGAAAAAAGGTGAAACACCAAAGCAATTTGTTGATCGGCAGCGAGCTATATTTATGAAGCACTATAGCAAGGCCAATGAATTGACTATCGTTCAGGATAACTCAACTACTGTCAGAAATGCTGGAGCAACGCCAAAGGCTGCACCAAATATTCAAACCATTACACCCCCAACAGGTAATCCGAATAAGGAACAGGTGAACCAAACCAACTCAAACACCAAATCATCTCAAGTTACTATTCACCAAGAATATAAAACCGAGATGACTATCAATGGTGCTAGAGACCCACAAGCATCAGCTCAGGCGGTCAAGCGGAGTCAAGAAAACGCAAATGTATTCATGGCTAGGAACGCCGTTGGGGCGATTGCTTAGGGATTAATTTTCGTCAATATCTGATTGAAGTTGTTTAACTCTCTGCTTATTTAGATCAACAATACAATTTGAATGGTTATTCAGTTCAGTATGATAGTTACTGTACGTTGTGCAGTAGCTATCTCTATAATTAAGCCAAGCTCTTTGAGATGTGTTTAATTCGCTGATAATAGTTTTATTAAATGAAATTTGTTGTTTGGATATATTAACGAGTTCATTAAACTTCTTTTGTACCTGAGCATACGATGTTTTTTCATAACACTCAGCAATATCGGTAGGATTTTTATTTTGTAGTTCACAATCCGCCCAAGCCCCACCACTGATTAGCAAAGATAAAAGGAGTAGTTTTTTCATTAATTTGATCCCCGAATAGTGGTCTTAATGCTTAAAGTATCGTTTTGATCGTTACTGTCTGCAATAGTTTTATGTTAAGATAAATTGACTAGATGAATTATTAATAGTATAAATATTGCAATACCACTGGCAAAATATAGGAAAACTTTAAATGAAATTTAATGAAGGTACTGGATTTGCCTAAGCCAAAATTATACTTATCAATAAAGCCTGTCTACTTGATGGGTTTTGTTATTTTAGGGGTTTCCATATTTGCATTTCTTTTTGCACTATGGACGTTGGTATTTGAGGATTATCTATTTTTATGGTTTATTCCCACACCTGAGGTAAACAACTGGGGTGTATTGATTGCTGCTTTAGTAGCTATGATTGGGTGGTTAGTCACATCCATTATTACAACAAGAAATTCAGTAAAACAATATACTATTACGATGTTGCTTCAATCTAGATTGTCGTCAGAGTATATTAAGCATGCTACCGCAGTTAACAATCTTTTAATTGGAAATAAAGATTTAAAAATAGATTTGGAATTTATTAATGACCTAGAAAACCAAGATGTGGTTGTCTCAGTAACTTATATCTTAAATTATGCAGAATTTGTGTGCGCAGGGTTGCGTTGTGGTGACTTCGATAATCATTTATTAAAAATGACGCTTAAAGGAATTTTTAGCAACCTATACGGCCGTTGTGAGCCTTATATTATTGAATGCCAAAAAACCAACCCAAAATGCTATGAGCATTTTACGCAAGTTATCGCGGTATGGAAGATTAAATAAATCACTAAATGTCTTATCAGCCACCTTCGGGTGGTTTTTTAATGGGTGAAAAATGACAATATCATCAGTTTTAAATTCTGCACTCAGCACAATGGTATCATCAACACTAACAGAAAAGGTTGGATCACTCTTGCTTGCTGGACGCGGTCGCACAATCATGGGGTTGTTTGCCGATGTAACGATTGAAGAAAAACACAAAGATGAGCTAGTGATTACCGATCATCCTACCGAAGTTGGTTCACCTATGTCAGATCATGCATACAAAGAGCCGCCAGAAGTCACAATTAAAGTAGGTTGGTCTGAAAGCGCTGGCAAGTTGAATGGGTTGGTTGGAGATTCATTGCTTTCTGAAACAACAGGACTTGTGGCTGTTTACGAAACACTGCAGCAGTTGCAAGACTCGAAAGTACTATTGGTCATATCAACAGGAAAGCGTTTATACACAAATATGTTGATCAAGTCTCTTGGCTGCACTACAGACTTGCAAACTGAAAACGTTTTGATGATTGAAATGACATTGAAAAAAGTCTTTCTCGTTCAATCAGCCGAGACAATTGTTCTACTTGATAATCAAGCGAATCCTTCTGCTACTGCGGGTGTGTCAAACGGTGGTACTGTTCAACCAAAGCAAGTGAATGAATCTGTTTTGAGTAAATTGGCAACTGGGATATTTGGTGGATGATATGGCTACTTATGAAATACCTTTAAGCACAGGTAACCAGAAGTTTAATGTTCAGCTCAATAAAGTCAGCTATAAACTCCAATTAATTTATCGACTAGACACGTGGTTTATAGATCTAATGGATGGTGCGGAAAATCCAATTATTTTAGGTTTGGCTTTGAATCCTGGTATCGATTTACTTGAACAGCACCAACATTTAATTAAAGGATCATTATTTGTGACGAACTCCAATAAAGATGAGTCACAAGCTTTTTATGATCTCGGTTCTAAAATTCAATTGTATTGGAGAGATCCAGCATGACTTTACAATGGGAACGGAAATGTAAATTGTCAGTGCAGATAAATAATGGTCAGCCTGAAGCATTAGATTTATCTGATTTCAAAATAGCTTTTCATATCGGACAAGCAACAACATCTACACCCAAAGCTGCTGAGTTCTACATTTACAACATGAGCGAATCGACTATGAATCGCTTGGCTGGTGTAAACAATGAGCGCATTGATACTACTATCATTTTTGAATGTGGCTATATGCTCGGACCTATGGAGATTGTCTTTAAAGGACGAGTATTTCAGTACCGCCGTGGACGCGACAATCCAACCGATACTTGGTTGTGTATTCTGGCTCAATCGGGTGACAAGCTTAAAAGTACAGCCTTGGTTAATCAATGTATACCGGCAGGTACCACGATAAACGATTCAGGGAAAATTCTAATTGCTGAGGCAAATAAGCAAGGTATAGAAAATGGTGAACTGGTTGAATTGAGGCAACAACAATACCCACGTGGACGCGTATTCTTTGGTTCACTTGAGCAGAATCTTCGACAGTTCTACGAAGAAAACAATATGCTCATCGACTTCTCAGATGACACATTAAACATTGCACCGGTGGCTAGTTATATTCCTGTACCAGTACAAATACTAACAGCGAAAACTGGCATGGTAGGTATGCCACAACTGACTAGCGATGGCCTAAAAGTGACATGCCTACTCAACCCAAAAATGAAATGGGGCGGGCGTGTTCAAGTTGATATGAGTAATCTTCAGACTGAGGGTTTTGATATTGCATGGGGCGGTCAGAGTATAGATCAAGCTCAAAAAGATCCAAGAATGGCCACTAATGCAGGTGGCCTTTTTCTTATTCGCTCAGTTGAGCATTACGGTGATACTAGAGGCAACGACTGGTACACAGATCTGGTATGCATTGGTATAGATGCAATGGTACCTAAGTCAGGGATTACGGTTGAATCGGTAGATGAAAACTGGCGACCCAAAGAATCTAGGGGTTCAAGCTAATGGCGTTAACATTAAATGAGCTCTCTCCAGATCAGCTATCCATTATTCAAGATGCAATTCGTTCTGAGTTGGCTAATCTTTGGACTGCCTTGCCGTGTGAGGTAGATAGTTATAATTCTGAGGCTATTACAGTGAACGTTCAGCCACTCATCAAAATTCCAATTCGCACAGAATCTGGTGACATTGAAACTGTTGAGTTGCCAGTAATAGAAGATGTGCCAGTGATGTTTCCATGCGCAGGTGGCTTTACCATTACACATCCGATTCAAAAAGGGGATGAATGTTTAGTGTCATTTGCAGATCGGAATATTGATTTATGGTGGCAATCTGGTGGACTACAAAACCCATTTGATATGCGCAAACACGATTTATCAGATGGCTTTGCATTCTTTAGACCCCAATCTCAGACTAAGAAAATTAGTAATATTTCTACTGAAAATCTTGAAATCCGTAATGACGCTAATACATGCAAGATTCAAATAACCCCAGATGGAGAAATCCACTTTATTGGAACCAAATCAGTATTCCATCACCCTGTACAGATGCAACAGACATTGCAAGTTGCAGGTGCTTCAACGATGCAGAGCGGTATGACAGTATCTGGTAAATCTGAGTTATCAGGTGGGGCAAAAATAAGCGGTATTGAATTTGCAACTCATAAACATGGCAATGTCCAAAGCGGTGGCTCTGATACTGGGAATCCAAAATAATCCAATCACATGGTGAGGGGCAGTCGAAAGGCTGCTTTTTTTATGCGTTATAGAAAACAAGATGAACAGGGTGATTATAGCTTTGGGTCGGGTTTGAATGATTTCCATATAGATCGTTCTGAAGCGGTCGCTCTAGCAATAGAAACTCGACTCAAATTATGGGTAGGTGAGTGGTTTGCCGATACATCAGATGGCACAGGATGGTCACAAGCGATATTGGGAAAACAGTCTAAAAATTTGTATGAGCTCACATTGAGACAGCGTGTTTTAGAGACCTATGGTGTTGTGAGTATTGAAACATTTCAAAGCTATTTAGATCGTGACTCAAGAAAATTAACAGTTTCAATGGTTGTAAACACAATCTTTGGACAATTAACAGTTGCAGGGGTTTATTAATGGCACTTACTACAGTAGCACCCGTGATTGATGAGCATGGGATTACAGCGCCCACATTTGATCAGATCCTTGCTTATTTAAAGCAAAACTATAGAAATATTTATGGCAGTGATGTTTATCTTGAAAATGATAGCTTAGATGGTCAGTTTTTGGGTGTATTGTCATTGGCTTTAGCGGATGTGAATGCGGTCTGTGTAAAGACATACAATTCATTTAGCCCAAAAACAGCAGATACCGAAGCTTTGACACGTAATGTCAAGATTAATGGTATTTCTCGTGCATTAGCCACCTACTCTACAGTTGATGTAACCATTACAGGATTGTCTGGCACATTGATTCGTGCGGGCGTTGTTGCAGATAAAAACAATAACAAATGGGTATTACCTTTAAATATCACCATTCCCCCTTCGGGATTTATTGTTGTTTCAGCTACAGCAGAAAAGGCTGGTGCGGTATTTGCAGCCGCTAATTCAGTCACTGTTATTTTGACGCCGACTAGAGGTTGGCAAAGTGTTGCCAATGCTAACTCCTCATCAATTGGTCAGGATGTTGAGACCAATGCAAAGCTTAGACAACGTCAGGCATTGTCTGTGTCGATTCCATCACAGTCAATGCCAGATGGTCTTAGAGGGGCAATTCTTGATTTACCAAATGTCACGCGCTGTAAGTATTTTGAGAACAATGAAAAAACTCAAGATGCCAATGGGTTACCCCCCAACTCCCTTTGCGTCATTGCATATGGAGGTGACTCACAAGCGATTGGCAACTTGATCCATAAGTACAAATCCATGGGATGTGCCTTATATGGCAATACCACCGTAAGTGTAATTAATAGTTATGGTGATGCAATCAATATTGTTTTTTATCGACCCAACATTGTGAATGTGAGTTTTAAGCTGCAGATCACGACAAATGATTCATACAGTGCTGATACAGCAGACTCTATACGCAAGTTATTGGCCGAATATGTGAATGCACTGGATATCGGAGACAAGATCACTCAAAACAAACTCTATGGCGCAGCTAATTTGTATGGTGCAGAGCAGAGTCAGACTTATGAAGTTTCATCAATCATCATCGTGGCCAACGGTGTTAATTACCCAGGTGATTACATACTGCCGTTTGGGTGTGTTGCTTTTTGCGATCCTTCGCTTATTGAAATTGAGGTGACCAGTGGATGATAAAAGCATTGGTGATTATACAAAGCTCATCACCAGTCAGCATCGTAATAAAGAAAAATTTATAGCAATGATTGGGGCGGTTAATTCCCCGTTAGTTGATTGCTTTAATTTTTTGAATAATTTGCATGAACAATTCGATGTTGATACTGCAGATGATCCTTATCTTGAAACATTGGCAAGATGGACGGGTACGCCGTTAATTATTCCTGGTGCAGCACAGCTTGAATATTTTGGCTTCATTGATCAAGTGAATGCGCTCACATTCGGCGAGACTAATGATCCTAGTGTTGGTGGTTATTTTCGAGAATCTGGACAGTCTGGAACCGGCGGGCTTACACCAAAAGGACAGTTTTTAAGACATTTAATTAAAGCCAAAATTTTAAAAAATAAAAGTACAGGCAACATCAGGGACACAAACGAGATATTTAAACTCGTCCTTAATCACGATCAATTTAAAGTGGTTGATAACAATGATATGTCCGTTACTTTCAAATTTTTAACACATGAGTCTTATTCAGATAGGATTCTCGTGCAACTCTTTTTCCCTTTACCCGCAGGTGTTTCACTGATTATTGAGAGTGCGTAAACATGCCAATAGATAAACTTCCCGAGTTTTCAAAAAACGGGCAAAAAAATACAGATGGCCTAGATCAAGAAGATGGTTTTCCGGTTAACTTAAAACCCGCAAGACAATGGTTTAATTTTCTGTTCAATAAGGTTACTTCAACCATCAATCAGCTAATTGATCAAGACTATATTCGTCACGATGAAATCATTGACAACCTGACCACTGACGATGCTGCAAAACCACTTTCTGCAAAACAAGCCAAAAAGTTACAAGACGAAAAATTTGATAAAACTGGTGGCACAATCACGGGTAATGTACGGCAGCCAATTGATAATTCACAATTCACATTTGGTAATGATGAGGATTTTGGATTTGTTAAAAAAAATGGTTCTAAAGCGAAACTTGCAGTTGGAGCGAATACGAAATTTGAGATTGCAAAAAGCGATAAAGATAAGATCTCATCTCAAGATAATTTTACAACATTGCTAACCCTAGATCAGACTGGTGTCCTTTGGTCTGCCGCGGGCTACAGCGGAAATGCATCCACATCATCAAAATGGCAAACTGCACGCACAATCAGCTACTCGGGTGCAGCAACCGGATCAGTAACGTTTGACGGTTCTTCAAATGCATCATGCGTTTTAACGCTGGCAAACTCGGGGGTGAATGCTGGCACTTATGCATCAACGATTCAGATTCCGCAAATTTCAGTGAATGAAAAAGGCTTGATCACGTCAGTTTCACAGCAAAATATACGCGCAGCGACAACAGCACAATCGGGTGTTGTTCAACTTGTAGATGATTTAACAACTGATGATTCAGTAAGAGCGCTGACAGCAAAACAAGGCAAAATTTTGCAAGATGGTAAGTTTGATAAAACTGGTGGAACCGTCAGCGGAAATATCAAAACCACCGGTTCATTGGACGTTGCACAAACATTGAGTGTTGCTGGTCTTGAAAACTTTGCACCACAAAAACAAGGCGCTCATATTGGCTGGAATAGGAAAGGGGGGCAGGGTCGTACAGATTTCATCAATCATCAGGGACAAGGTGGTGGCGGTTTTGATTTTTGGAATGGGAACGGTGACGCTTATAACCTACTTGTAACGATTGATGCTTCTGGAAATTACTCAGGTAACGCTGCTAGCGCATCAAAACTAAAAAACTCCCGTAATTTATGGGGGAATTCGTTTGACGGAACAACTGACACAACCGGCACGCTAAACTTTGGTGATGCCGGGGCCCGCAAGATTCTTATTAAAGCAGAAACTGTGACGGATGGTGGCTATATTGCAGTGGGCAATCAAGGTCAAGACCGCGGTTACATCGAAATCGGTACCACTGATGATGAAAATACAGAGATCTGGGCAGCTCAGCGACGCGGTGAAAACGGGGAGATCGCACGTTTAGCAAGATTGCTGGATGAATCAGGCAATACTTCATTTCCCGGCAATACATCTGCATATTCATTTCAATTAGCAACAGCACCCGGTAGCATTAATAGAATTGCTCCAGGCAATGGCGATGGCGCATCGTATGATACTCACAATATGGTGATTAGGTCGTGGTGGGGCATTGGATTTCATGATTATCAAGACAAATGTCGAATTTTTATCGATACGCGTACCGGTAACTTAAGAACACAAGGGGCGCTCGAAGCTGCTTATATTAACACTGAAGGAGATGTTAATGCTGGAAATGCGGTCACAACAAAAAATGTTGTTGCATCAATTGATGTAAAAGCCGGCGGTTGGATGTATGCTGCGAAGTATGTAGGTAAAGATGGTGGTGATGCTGAATTTGTCGGCAATGCAACATCTTCAACAAAACTTAAAGATAAGCGAAAAATCTGCGGTTTTGAGTTCGATGGAACACAAGATATTAATATCTTTCCGAACAATCGCTTATTGCCCATCGGCGACGATGTGTTTATCGGTGATGGTGATGTTTCAGGTTGTCTTGTTATCCAAAGTTCCACATGGACTGCGCCCGGCATTCAGTTTAGAAATTCTGACGGGAGTGTAAATAGCTACATTCAAGGGGGAAATATTTCTGGAAATGCAGCCACAGCAACAAAACTTCAAACCCCTCGCAACATCGCCATTTCAGGTGCAGTTTCTGGCTCTGCTAACTTTGATGGTTCTGGAAATATTACAATCAATACGATCTCAAATAATGCGATTGGTGTTGGCCAAAACTGGCAAGATGTTACGTCTAGCCGTGCAAGAGAAACAACTTATTTTAATAGTACAGGGAAACCGATACAGGTTCTAGTGAGCTTCCCAGACAGTAACAATGGCTCACCAAGAATTCAGGTTTTAGTTGATAATCTGACTATTATTAATCATCAATATGACTCGGGCGGTAGCTACGGATCAGGTCAATATAGCTTTATTGTCCCATCTGGACAAACTTATCGAGTAAATACACCATTTGGGGCAGTGGATCCTATCTTGTGGACGGAGTTACGTTAATGAAATATTTTAAAAGCCAAAAAAATGGCGAAGTCTTTGCATTTGAAGATGACTTGAGTGAAATGTCTGCTGATGAGGTCGATCGTCATTTGAATCCTCAAAATTATCTAACGGATGAAGAAAAAGAGCAGCTGCGGCTTGCAGAATTCACTGCGCTTACCCGTCGACAGTTCAAACTTGCGTTACTTGAAAATGATCTACTGAACACAGTTGAACAGTCAATTGCTGGTATCGAAGATCCAGCATTAAAAACTCGTATTGAAATTGAATACAATGAATCCGAAAAATTTGAGCGTACAAATGACTCTGTTAAATATATGCTCAGTATTTTAAATCTGACTGACGAGCAAGTTGACGAGATGTGGCGTTATGCGATGACGCTATGAAGTGAAAATTAAGTATTTGAATATGCCGCGTAAAGCGGTTTTTTATTGCCTTGAAAAAGGATAGCGCAATGGAACTAAAACACATGAATGAATCGCTGTTATTAAAACTAGCCCCTTGGATCCCTAAAGTATTTGCAGCAATCATTGGGGCTATTTTTTCTTTAATTTTATCCGGGGATATTGATAAAGACGGCAAGCTCCAAATCAATCAAACACTGATCATTAAATTGCTTTTTGGCATTTCATTGAGCTTGTTTGGAGGGCAAGCATTTATTGAATATTACAATTTAACAGATCGATCGATTATGATGCATGGTTTCGTAATGCTGATTTTTGCTGTATTCGGCCTTTTGATCATCGGCATCATTTATCAAGCTATAAAACTGATGCAAGGAAAAACACTTTCAGAAATTGTGCTCGAAATACGAGAAACGTTTAGAGCTATTTTTAAATAAATCATTGTGAATTCCGCGCCCACATTAGGTGGGCTTTTTAATGTCTGGAGAAAAGTAGAATGAAAATGACAGCAGGTGGATTCTCTATTCTAAAGCAGAAATTTGGCGCTTTATCGCAATCGCAGGTAAATGGCATTAATCACATCGTGACTGCCATTGATCAAGATAAATCAATCTCGTACCCGGAAGCAGCATACATGTTAGCTACGACATGGCATGAAACCAACAAAACCATGCAACCCGTCAAAGAATTTGGATCGGATCTTTATTTGAGATCAAAACCATACTACCCATACATTGGCTACGGCTATGTCCAATTGACTTGGGAGCCAAACTACAGAAAAGTCGGGCAAAAACTAGGGCTTGATTTGCTCAATGATCCTGAACAAGCACTCAAACCAGACATTGCAGCAAAAATCATGATTCAGGGTATGAAAGAGGGTTGGTTTACTGGCAAAAAACTGTCTGATTATATTTATCAATCCCAAAAAGATTATGTGGCTGCGCGTCGAATCATTAACGGTACAGATAAGGCGCAGTTGATTGCAGGTTACGCAGATACGTTTGAAAAAGCTTTAAGGAGTTGGTAATGACTCACCTCTATTTAGCAGTAAAATTCTGGCGAGAATGCATCATTGTATTTCTCGCTTTTTTATTATTGATCTGTTTGTTTATTCAAAATCATCAAGCTGCCGAAATCAAAGATCAGAAGCAACAACACGCTGACTATGTTACTCAGCAAGAAATAGCGACTGAAAAAGCCAAAGTCCAAGCTGCTCAACAAGAAAAAGTTTGGGCAGAACAAATCACAAAAGCGGAGCAAAACTACAATGCAAAAATTAAGCAAATACAGTCTGATGCTAGTGCTGCTCAGTCCGCTGCTAACAGCTTGTCAAAGCAACTTGCCAGCGCAAAGCAACGTCTGTCCGCAGCTTCCAGAGAAACCATCATTGAATACACAAATACCAGCAGTGACATACTCGAAAGTTGCATCACAGAATATCGAAATGTGGCACAAAAAGCTGATGAACACGCAGCTGATGCGGAAAGATTGAGCGAGGCGTGGCCATAACTATTTAAGTTGAGTTTATCAGAACTGATCAATATTTTTTCGTATCATGTACAGTTTTTTGGTTTAGGAATAATTTTGGAATAAAAAACTACTAAAAATGCAAAAAAAAAGCCACACTCTGGAATGGCTAATTTAGAGTGTGGCTGGAATCACTAAACCGCAGGAAATAGGAAATGGGGTTTAGTATTTCCTGCAACTCAAATTTACACATTCTTAAAGATTAATTTATATTATAAAAATGTAAAAAAAATTGGTTGCACCAAAACGATCACAAATAAGCCTTTAACAACCTAAGTTTTGGTGCAAGTGATAAGTTAGCTCAAAAGTAAGCAAAATTCCACCTTTCATTCACGATATTGTATTCATCATCATAATGTTCATTTGAGACATCTTCGAGTGTGAGATATCGATTATTCTTTTTGATGTAGTAGGGCATAGTCATTCTCTCAAATAATCTTTTTTATCAAGCTCAATCAATTCAAAAAAATCATCAGAAAATTTATGTCGTAATAATTTAAGCATCAATTTATTTCTCAATTTTAGCAAGCTTATAGTTAGTAATAAAAATGTAGACTGATTTGTAGACTGTTGAACTATAAATGTAGACTACTATATATTGTTAGTGCGAAGTGTTATTGAAATGCAATGCATTAATATACAGATACTTATAGTGATTTACAGTTAAACACACTTATTGCAAAGTAACATTCTCAGAACTGGCGTTTTTAAGAACTTAATAAATAAGCCGCTTTCGAGCGGCTTTTCTAGGCAAATAAAATAATTGTTGTGTTTGACATACCTTAATAACATCAATGTTTTGAATTAAAAAAAGTATCATCAAATAAAAATTTTTCCATTCGACTTGAGCTTGAATATCTATTCATGAACTTAAGTGAAAGTATTTATTTTTGAGCTACATTATTGTGCATTTTTCTGAATAAAATTAAGATAAGATATTGAATTTAAAAGATTAATTTTAATAAAATTGTGACAAATTAGGGAAGGTGGAGATGAATTCTGTCATTTATGGACGATTTTGGGCAGTCATTAGTTTAATGCTATTAGGTTGTACATTACACACAAATGCTCAGCAATATTATAAATGGGTAGATGCGAATGGCGTAACCACGTATTCAGCAACGCCACCGCCTACACAACGCTCAAATGAGCCACAACTTGCATCGCAAAAAAACACTGCGTCTGATCACGATAAGGCTAAACCAGACAATTTTAAATCCAATGCAGCTATCGCTGATGAATATTACAGCCCCTACAAACAAAATAACAAGCAAACTGCAAAACCTGTTACGGTTGAAAAAGAAAATGCAGTTACAGTAAATAAAGCACGAAGCGGTCAAAGTGCCGCTCACAATACAGCTTCAACAAAGAAACAAAGTTATGTAATCAAAGACTGTAATGGTGTGCGCTGTAGTGATCATAAAGGACATAATTATAATAAAGTCACAGGCAATACTTATTTGTCATCTCGTGGCGGTGTCTGTCAAATGAACGGAACTCGAATGGAATGTAACAAATAAAAAACTAAAAATTTCACCAAAGATTTTAACCGAATAGCTTTTGGAAAATATGACAATATTCAGTATGATGATGCCACCAGATTAAGTTCAGTGTAATGATGAAAAAAGTTCTGTTTCTTGTTTTAGGTGTAGTACTTGCAGGCTGTAGTGAAAAGAAACCCTTAACGCCTGAAGAACAATGGCATGGCTACTGTACCAGTATGGGCAACGCGGCACGTTCAATTATGCTTGATCGTCAAAATGCAATCGAAAAAAACCAAGCTGTCGAACACGCAAAGAAAATTGAAGATGAAATTACTCGTACATTTATCTTAAAAATTATTGATGAAGTTTATGCCTTACCAATTGCACAACTTCAAAATAATGCAGATGAAGCACGAGAAAATATTCGTAAGCAAACTACAGAGCAGTGTATTGCAACACCGCATGACAAAATGCCCCATTATAAACCGTTCTAA